ATACTTGTAGTTGGTAGTATTTTTGGTATTAAGGGAACTCAGATCTTCCGTAACGGAAAAAAGTAGACAGCCGAAAATAATCATTATATAAAGCTCTAATCTATGATTAGAGGAGATAGCACTGAATATGAACTACTAAAAAAGTGGAGCGAAACGTTACCATTTTGTGAAGAATCTAAATCAATTACAACATGTGAAATAGGTGTGCGTGAAGGACTTGGTTCACAGGTTATCATGATGGGTATTAAAAAGCATAGCGGAAAAAAACCTTACGAACATATAGGCATAGATCCTTACGGTGATTTAGAATATCAACACTTTGATAAGCAAAAAAAACGTAAAATAAAATGGAAAGATGCCAATGGTGAAGTGATAGAAAAAGCTCCTACGTATCCCGATACTATGAAAATACAATTGCTTAAAGATTTTTCAAATAATAAAAACTTTAATTTTTATCATTTTACAGATAGGCAATACATGAATTTGTTTAATTCAACTGATAAAGTATTCGATCTTGTGCATTTTGATGGACCACATACGACTAAAGAGGTGATGAGAGAGGCTTTATGGTTCGCGGAGAAAACAAGAAAAGGTTCAAGATTAATTTTTGATGATTTTAAAGTTTATGATATGGAATTAATTGGAAAAGCTCTTACTTACTGGGATTTTAAAGTATTAGACTCTGGTGATAATAAAATAATGTTAGAACGTCATGCTTGATCCATACTCAGTAGAAGTTATCAAAAAAAGAATTAATAAGAATAGAGACGCCGTTAAAGAACATCTATGCTATGGTATAGACACGATAGAGAAATTGAACTATAGTAGAGGACAACTCACTGCATATGACGCAGTGCTTCAGGATCTTAAAGACCTGCAAAAGGAGGATGACGACGGTGACACAACAATTAATCAAACCTAAAGGCTTAATCAAGCCTATATTAGACGCTGCAGACAAAGAAGAAGGCAACCCGATACCCACAGATGCGGAAGGTGTCGGTAAGTATATTGATACTTTACCAAAGCCTGTTGGTTATAGAATGCTAGTGCGTCCTTGGTCTGGTAAGAAAAAGACTAAGGGTGGAATTATACTTTCTGATACAACTCACGAAACTATTCAAATGACAACAGTCGTTGGATTAGTGATTCGTATGGGAGATCTTTGTTACAAAGATAAAGAAAAATTTCCAACAGGCCCTTGGTGCAAAGAAGGTGAATTTGTTGTTTATGGACGATATTCAGGTTCCAGATTTCAAACGAAATTTGGTGAGCATCGTATTTTAAATGATGATGAAATCATTGCCAAGATTAATAAACCCGAAGACATTCTTCACTTATACTAGGAGGAAACAATGGCAGAACCAAATGTCAAAACTGATGAAGTGGAACTAGACACAGACGATGCGAAAGCAGAAACAGTCGAAGTCAAAGAACCAGAAAAAAAGGAAGAGACAAAGGAAGATGTAAATCTAAATGTTGGTGAAGTAGATTTAGGATATACCTCTCATGATAAAGACGATGAGAAGGCGAAAATTCAAGTAGAACAAATTGAAGATCCGGTAGAAGAAACTAAACCAGCACCTAAAGAAGAAAAACCAAAAGAAGATCTTGGTAAGTATACTGAAGGTGTTCAAAAAAGAATAGACAAGTTAACTTACAGAGCTAGAGAAGCAGAAAGAAGAGAAAAAGCTGCGACTGAATTTGCTAAAGGACTACAACAAAAATATGATAGTTCCCAAGGCAAGTTAGATGAAATTAGCGAAGGTCATCTTAAAGAATTCGACGCAAGAGTAGATGCACAACGAGATCAAGTTAAATCTAAGTTGGCAGAAGCTATTGGAGCCCAGGAGCCAAATAAAATTATGGAAGCTACTGATGAACTCACAAGACTTGCTGTTGAAAAAGAGAAAGCTAGAATAAAGTTAGCTGAGCACGAGGCTTTGAAAAAAAGACAAGCAGAAGAAACTAAAACGGTAGAACAAGCAGGGAATATGCAGGCTCAAATGCCGGAAGAGTTTCAGCAGCCAAGTGAAAAAGCGCAAGCTTGGGCTCAGACAAATGAGTGGTTTGGTAATGATCGAATCATGTCGGGAGCAGCCTGGAATGTTCATGAAGATTTAGTGAGCAGGGGGGTTGATGTCGAGAGTGATGAGTATTATAATCAGATTGACGACAAAATGAGGGAATATTTTCCTCATAAATTTGAGTCAGAGACTGCTACGGCCAAAACAGAAGCCCGTAAACCCGTCCAAACGGTAGCTTCGGCTGGTAGAACTCAACAAGGACGCAGATCTGTGAGACTCACCAAATCACAGGTGGCTATTGCTAAAAAATTAGGGGTGTCACTAGAAGAATACGCTAAATACGTGAAGGAGGAAGCATGAGTAAAAAAAGCTCGAGTGAAGTAATAAAGACCTCACGCGCGTCACAGGAGAGAGATAAAGATAAACGTAATCAACCCTGGACGCCACCATCTAGTCTCGATGCGCCAGCGGCGCCTCAAGGTTATGTTCAGAGATGGATAAGAACTGAGAGTATGGGTTTTATGGATTCAGCTAATGTATCCAAAAGACTTAGAGAAGGTTGGGAATTTCTTAAAGCTGAAACACTGTTAAGTGAATTAGGCAAAAATGAATACCCGACTATTCATGAAGGAAAATACGCTGGTTTAATTGGGGTTGGAGGCCTTGTGTTGGCAAGGATACCTGAAGAGATCGCAAGATCGCGCGCTGATTATTTTAAAAGAATATCAGCAGATTCAATGACCGCGGTTGATAACGATTTAATGAAGGAGCAACACCCGGGAATGCCTATCAATATTGATAGACAGTCTCGAGTAACTTTTGGTGGCGGACGAAAAACCTAATTTATTAGTTATAGTCCAAAATCGTTTAAACTAACCCGGCGAGAAATCGCCAACGGAGGATATAAAGATGGCAAATACATCATCAACCTACGGACTGAAACCAGTTCGTAAGATAGATGGAAGTCCCTTTATTAACGCTCAGAATAGATATCGTATTGCGGCAAGCGAATCGACAGCTATTTTCCAAGGAGATGCAGTTCAAGCTGCAGCTACAGGAACAATAGTTCGTCACACTGCAGCAAACGGTGAAAGAATCTGTGGTGTTTTTAATGGTTGTTTTTATACAGATCCTACTACTAGCAAACCAACTTGGAGTAATTATTATGCAGGTGGCATTGCAGCGAGCGACATTATAGCGTTCGTTGTTGATGACCCAAGCGTAGTTTTCAAGATTGATGTTGACGATGATCTGAATACGACTTTCATTTTTCAAAACTTCGATGTAACAAACGTTACAGGAAGTACGACTACAGGTATATCCAAAGTTCAGTTGGACAGATCTACGAACGATATTAAAACGACTCAAGCAGTTCGTGTAATTGACGTTTCGCAAGATCCGGACAACGAAGATCAAACTGTAAGCAATGTTAAAGCATTAGTGGTTATCAATAATCACTTTTACGGTAACAAAGGTGCAGGAATCTAATAGGAGCATAGACATATGGCAATATCACGAGCACAGCTAGTTAAAGAACTAGAACCAGGTCTGAATGCACTATTTGGACTTGAATATAACCGATACGACAATGAAGCAGCAGCGATTTTCATGACAGAATCGTCTGACAGAGCTTTCGAAGAAGAAGTAATGCTTTCCGGCTTTGCTGGAGCAGCAACTAAATCTGAAGGTGCAATGGTCACTTACGACAATGCAACTGAGGTTTATACTTCTAGATACACTAACGAGACAATTGCTCTCGCTTTTGCTATCACTGAAGAAGCTATTGAAGACAATCTATATGACAGATTAGCTGGTAGATACACAAGAGCTTTAGCAAGATCAATGGCACACACTAAACAAGTGAAAGCTGCCGCGATTTTGAATAATGCTTTTAATGCTAGCTACACAGGTGGTGACGGAAGCGCACTTTGCGTTACTACTCACCCACTTGCTAACAACAGTACGTTCAGCAATACGCTGGCTACTGCTGCAGACTTGTCCGAAACCTCATTAGAACAAGGCATGATAGACATTGCATCGTTTGTTGACGAGAGAGGATTAAAAATTGCAATTCAAGCTAGAAGAATGATTATTCCAAAAGAAAATCAATTCACAGCTGAAAGAATTTTGAAATCACCTCAAAGAGTTGGCACTGCGGACAATGATATCAACGCATTAATGCACATGGGAATGGTTCCTGAAGGATACTTCGTTAACCATTACTTAAATGACAGTGATGCGTGGTTCTTGATAACAGATGCACCTAACGGTCTAAAACACTTTGTTAGAGCACCTATCAAGACAGCTATCGAAGGAGATTTCGACACTGGTAATGTAAGATTCAAAGCTAGAGAAAGATACGTCTTCGGATGGTCTGACCCTAGAGGAATCTACGGAACTGGCGGAGCAGCGTAATCTATTTAATTAGATTACTAAAAATCTATTAAGGGGCGCTCTTGTAGCGCCCCTTTTTTTTGGGTATAATAAAAACACTATACAATTAATTAAGAACGTAGACGAGTATAGTCGACGGCCTAGAGGCTACGTTCATAAAAACTAGGAGGATAATATGGCAACAACTACATTTTCCGGACCAATAAAAGCCGGAACAATTAGAAACACAACTGGAACTACTGTTGGTACAAATGTGACAAATACAGGTTTTGTATTGATGGCACAATCAGCTAACATTGTTTTTGAAGCTGATGGCACTACAACTGACATTGCAACATTACCAGCCAATAGTCAGATTTTCCAAATCACTTTAGATATTACCACTGCGTTCGATGCAGGTACTACTAATACGATTGATTTTGGAGATGGAACTACAGCTGATCAATATGCTGATGCCTTAGCAGCAGGAGCGCAAGCTAGAGTTTTAGCAACTTCAGATGTTTCCCAGATTGGAAACTTAATTGATATAGGTACTTCTGACATTACTGTCACAGCTACATATAATCAAAGTGGAAGTGCAGCTACAGCTGGTGCAGCTACAGCTACTGTTTTGTATTTACAAAATAGAAACTTAAGCTAATAAAATAAAATAATGTGAGCTCCTTCGGGAGCTTACAACTAAGGAGATAAAAATTATGGCATTTACAACAATTAAATCTAGTTTTCATGTTGCTGATGGCGATGTAGTCGGTGGATCGGCTAGAGTCAAAGCACTTTGGATAGCACATAGTGGAAATGTAGGAACTGTTAAATTAAGAGATGGTGGTGCTACAGGTACTATCATGATGACTTTAAATACAGCCTTAGCTGCGGATGAATATCAATGTGATATCCCAGAACCAGGACTTCGTTGTGAAACGAAGCCTTATGTTGATATTAGTGGTGGAATAAGTTCTGTCACAGTCTTTTACGATTAATCCTAATCGTATATACTTACTTTATGAATAAAGAATGTAAAAAGTGTGGCCACGAGTGTCATTGCAACGAAGAGCATAAAGAATGTAATTGTGAATCTTGTGAATGTAATAAAGAAGATAAAAGAACTTATATGTTTCATAAAGACTGGGCACAAGACATTTCTTTTGAAAATGAAATTAAATTTGTATAGGAGAAAAAATGGAAAATCTAAAAATTAAAGCACAAAAATTGTGGATGGATCATAAACATCATGCACTTTATGTGATTGTTGGTATTGTAATAGGTGCAGTAGTATTCTAAAGTAGGATGCTATGGCGTATCTTAATGCAAATATTCCTGTAACATACGCCCAAATTAGAAGAGAGTATCTTTATGACCTTAAAGAGCATCACGGTGAAGTTGAAGACTGCATTATCTTTGGCTTGGCAAGTATTACGGGACGTCCTATTCTCTTTCATGCTATTATGGAGAGTGGTGGTGTGTTCTATCGTCTCCCTATTTCAGCCTTCATTCAACGAGGATTCAAAGCAACCGAAGTTCCTAGGATGCGACTGGACGAGCTGGAGCTTTGGAACTGCTTTAGTTACTATCCTGCTGTTACTTCTTATGACATCTTAGATGGACAATCTGGAAAATATTTTGGTAAAGATAAAAAACTTCACCCAGGAGCTTACTTGTTTACAGTAGACTGGGCACATCCTGAAAGTAACATAGTAGATACTGATCATTCTGAAATTCCTCATGAACATAAGTGTGCCCATATTTTAGCATTAGAAAATGGTAATTATGCTGCTCAACCTAATAATCGTATTTTATGGGATATTCCTTCTTTTACTGTAAAAAATGAAGTTCCTGATTGGAAAGTACAAACAAGTGAGTGGAATGTTGAAGATACACGTAAATGGAAGACAGAGGATACTGATAAATTCTTCTATAATATTGAGGAAGAAGAGTCATTAACACAGGATAATAGTTGGGGTATAATTGAGAAAAATGATTGAAAAGTTATAACTAATGGCACTCAAAATTTCAGACGAAGCGGCCGTTCAAATGCCTATGAAGACAGTAGCCAGCCTCATCGCGCTGGTTGCGATCGGGACCTGGGCTTTTTTCGGCATTCAAGAAAAATTAAATTCAAACTCAACAAAATTAGAACTAATGGAGAAGGATCTCGTAGAGAACACAGCTTTCCGTATCGGATGGCCGCGTGGTACTCTCGGATCCTTACCCCGCTGATTCAGAACAATTTATGCTTATCGAAGAATTGTATAAGCAGGTAGAAAAATTGCAAGTACAACAAGAGTCTGGTATGCATAATAAAGTCAACATCGAATTTTTAACTAAACAATTAGAGAAAGCTTTAGATGATATTGAAAAGCTTAAAGACTCTAATAGAGAAATACATTATAAGAATGGAAAGACGGAGTAATTAAATGCCAGAATTAGTTTTTGCATTATTGATGATAATCAACGGAGAGATTAAGGAAGCGCGTATACAACCGACAATGTCTGAATGTTTAAAAGGGGCTAGGATTGCTAAACGTAATTTAAAACCTAATGGTAATGTTAAGTATCAATGCATAAAATCTATGGCTGAATTAGAGACAAATATTGACGGCTCTATATCTATTAAAAAATTAATCCTTGAATAGGAGGGACTATGCAATTATCAAAACATTTTAAATTAGAGGAATTTACTAAATCAATGACAGCTATCCGTAAGGGTATTGATAATTCACCTGGAGCTGGTGATATTAAAAATTTAGAAAACGTATGTTATGAAATTTTGGAACCGGTTCGCGCGCACTTTGATAAACCAATTACAATAACATCGGGCTACCGCAGCGAGGCGCTTTGTGAAGCGATCGGCAGCAAAAAAACGTCGCAGCATGCTAAGGGCCAGGCGGTTGACTTCGAAATAGGAGGAGTTCCAAACATTAAAATAGCTTACTGGCTACAAAACAACGTTGACTTTGATCAATTGATTTTAGAATTTTATAAACCAGATGATCCAGCCGGAGGCTGGGTACACGTCAGCTACAATGAAAAAGGTGCCAATAGAAAACAAGTTCTTACCTATGATGGAAAGAGCTACGAAAACGGACTTCCAGATATGAAGTGGGAAGGGGGAAGAGTAGTAGGATAATATGGCAATTTCAAGATCTCAAATACCAAAACAACTTAAACCGGGATTAGGTAGGAATTGGAAGCGTGATCCCTATGCCAAAATCCTAGAATCTAGACTGTACAGTCAAAAAGTGGTACCATCTAAGAAGTTGTACAACCGAAAACGGTCTAAACAACCAACATAGACAATGGGGCCCCAAAGGAGGATAGAGTGTCAGATAAAAGTGAAAGTTTTAGAAAAGGTATAAACCTTAATTTAGGTAAAACTTTTGAATCAGGTTTAAATATAGGTTTTGATTCCTTCATTGGAGAGACAACTGAAAAAGGAAAATTCAATGTTCAACCTAAAAAAACTAAAGATATAAATCTGGGAGTAGGTGCTACAACTAAAAAAGGTACTAAAATTAGACTTGATGCAAGTAAATCTGAGGCTAAAGGCAATTATTATTTTCCTGCAAGAACTGAAAAAAGTTTAATTTTGTCTATTGGTAAACAATTTAATACAGGTGGTGACGTTCAAATTAACCGCAAAGGTGTTGTAGATAAGGATTTGTTATAATGGCTAATTTAATGATGCCAGATGCTGATCCAGAATTCAAAGCTTATTTAAAAGAAAGAGCTAAAAAAGAAGCAACGACAGACTATCATTCATTAAAAGCAGATTTTGAAGATTGGAAAAAACATAGAAAGCCCAAAGGAGCTTATTTAGGTACTTTTATATCCGGGGGTCCAGGAGGATCTAACCCGTCATATAGAAAGTATTATAAGGGTATGTTAGATTAATGCTATGCCATTTCAATCTGAAAAGCAGAAGAAATGGATGTGGGCCAACAAGCCAGAGATGGCAAGAGAGTGGACCCAAGAGTATGGAAGTAAAGTAAAAGCAAAGACAGGTACTATGACTAAAAAAGACGATAAATGGATTCAAAAAGCGACCAAGAATATGTGTAAGGATAAACCTTGCACAGGTAAAAAAATGAATAAACCTAAAAAAGCTTTTCTTGGTAAAATGTTCAGAAAAAGTTCAACTGCAACTCCGACATCTGGAGGTAGTTCGGGAGGTAGTTCTGGAATGGGCGGTTTATTAAGACGCCTTTTTGAAGAGAAAAAACATTTATTCGGAAAAGCAGGGGGCGGTCCGGTTAAAGCTCAGAATGGTACATATGTAA